CACACCTTCATCCGAAAGGAAAAACATAGCATTGCCTTTCATAACAACGCTTTTCTTAGCTAAACACCCGACTTCGTTAGTCAGCGCAGTCACACGGGTGTCATTTAAGCTCCCAGTAGTGCCGCTAATAAGGTGCAAGCTATTGCGATTAAGGACAACTAGCTTGTCGTCGTAAAATCCCTGCATTGCCACAACGTAATCTGCTGTGCCACCAGTAATTCGGAACTGATTGGCAATTTGATCAAACGTATGACTATCTAAAATATCCGATACAGCAATCTCATCTGTGATGTTTCTATCTGTATAGGTAGGCGAACTAAATGTTCCAGCAGGATCGTAGTAAAACGGAACCCACAATCTACGTTGGAAGTAAACTCCCCATGGCGGAGCTGGTTGATGGATAAAACCACCACCTACGCTAAAACGTCCACCGAACTCAACTTGCAATCCACCACCAAGGGTAGCCAAATCGGCGACTGGGGCAATAAAGGAAATGTTCGTGGTAGTTGCACTCAGCACCTCAAACGACTTACCAGAGATAGCACTGAACTCAGGCACAGTAGTCTCGTAGATAACAATAGTATCTCCAGCGACAATCGTCGTATTGCCTGTGACGGTTAAGCTGACAACACCTCCAGATACGGAGCCGTCATTCCCAACTGTGGTAAAGATTTGTGGTTGCGTATAAGTGCCTCCTGGCACAAGCGTGAATCCAGCTTTCAACACACCAGCAGTAACACCAAATGTCACCGTCTGAGAGGTTGTAAAGGTATAGGTAAAAACATCTTTGTCTGTCACCGCCAACACAGTAAACGTGCCATCGGCAGGAGTTCCACCAGTAAGCCCACTGACTACAATGCTATCACCGACAGTTAATCCGTGGTCTTTCACACGCATCGTCACAGTAGTCGTTCCAGCTTGACTTGCGCTTTCGATCTGACGACCATTAGGGAACCATTCAAATGCTTGAGACCCACCACGGAACAAGAACACGCGATCAAACGCTTGTATCATGTCAGTGTCGCTAGTAACGGATTGACTTGTAGGATACTTAATATCCTGCTGCGTATATCCATCTAAATCTACTAAGATAGCCTTAGTGTCCAACGCTAGAACAATGCTTTCTGAATTGCCTGTGTTTGGATCGCTAAACAAGCAAGATGCTCGGACGTTGACGTTAGCGGCATCGTTAATCGGAGTTGTGGACAATGTGCCAGTCTGGTCGCTGATAGATGTTAATCCAGCTACAGAATACGTCAGCGTATCAACACTAGCTACGGTCAACGAAAAGTCACCGTTCATTTCAACATTGCCGACAAGTCCAGTAATTCTTCCTAGTGCCGTGCCAGTCAACCCGTGACCTGTAATCGTAATTGTAACCACACCAGCAGTTACACTAGCGGCAGTGATGTTCTTAGCTGAATCAATCAGAAAGAACGGCAACTGTAATGGACTGCCACCACTTGTCAACGATCCTGTCCTAGCTAGGATGCCTCTGCGTGGCTTCCAGTATCCTTCCATCCTGCCGTTCAACGACTCTCGCACCTCACCAACTTCTAGCTGGTTCAACTGCAATCGCTGATTCACACTCAGAAACCCACCATCCCCGTCTGAGGATTGGGCTTCGTCCATCGCACTGTCACTCTGTGCAAACTGACTCATTATGCGTAATAGGCAATAACGGAACCACTAGCAAGCGTAATTGTGGAAAATTTACCACCAATACCAATGCCAGCAGGAACGGTTGATCCCGCTATGTCTCCACTAGCGTTGATGTTGCTACTAATAAGATCAGTAAACACCGTATCTGTAATAACTTGCACCCAACGGAAATTACCAGTAACAACTCCAATTGAGGAGTTGATATACTGACCTCCACCTTGTCCTTGTAAATCGTAGCTAATAGGGCTGCTCATGCGCGTGTTTTATCATTTTGTGGAGATTTGTCAAGTAGCCATTTAGGCATTTTTTCGGAGGGAGGGGAACCAATAGCTATATCCGTAGCCACCGCGCGCGCGACCCCCTCCCCCCCTGTTCACCCGCACACTACTCACCCGCACACTACTCACCCGCACACCACACTGTTCATCCGAACATTACTCACCTGAACAGCACTCACCTGAACAGCGCTCACGCGAACAGCACTCATGCGAACAGCAAACAAATCAAACGTTCGCTTTAATCACTCGCTTGAATAGCTGGCACGCTGGCCATGCATCGCCGCAACATCCGCGTAAATCTTTTCCGAGAAAAAGCCTAACAGAAATCATTTTATGCTTGACATGTTTTATGATTGCTGTGTAAAATCAGTACACAAAGGAACGGTTGATAATGCACTGATGACATCCGTTGCTTGCTTGCGATTGCCTCGCGTGTGTTGATGATATTCTTTCAAGAGATGAATAGGTTGCTGAGACTCTCTCTTGCTCTCTCTCTCTCTCTCGCTTGATCGCCTCGATCATTGCCAATCTCTCCTTGCTTTTCTCTCTCATGGGTTGATTTAGAGGTAAAATGCTCTAACAAAACACACGCTGCAACCCTTGAAGAATAAAGGAAAATGAAAATAGTTGAATTATTTGTAAAAATGTTGTAGACAATGCCGCGAGATTTGGTAAGTTTGCCCCGCCGCGATGAACACAGCGGCACAACACAACATGAGAAAGCAAGCCAAATCACTACTTCCAATCGTCCGCGAAATCGAGATCAACACCGCCGAGCTTTGGCTATCCACTGGAGCCGTCCGCATTACTGACATCGGAGAAGAAAATACATACTACGAAAACGAGTTCGGTCATTTGTTTTTCTGTAAAAACTATCCAACGCATGAGGAGCAAGTGGCTTTTAATCGGTCACAATCCAGCCACTGACGAGTCCTAGGCACAGGACGAAACCCGAAAGGGTCTGGCGCATGCCAATTAACACCAAATATACTTGAATATGAAAACATCCATCGCAACATTGAAAACACTAGTCGAACAAATCAACATTGCAAAAAATGCACCGCTGACACCATACACAAACGACAACGGGAAAATGCGCGGCAACGTTGGTAATTACCACTTGTCGCAAGCCTATGGCGGAGTCTGTGTGCACCTGATGGCAAACGAAAACGGCGGGGTCACAACTCCAATCTGGCATGGTCACATTGCCAAGCGTGACGCAGAAAACATGATTCGCGCCTTTTTGCGAGGCATGAACGCATGAGCCGCTGAAGAGTCCCAGGCAAGGGACGAAATCCCCTCTAGGGGATACGGCACAAGCCAACACAACACAACACAATACAACACAATCCAAACCATGAATACACCCATTTGCTCACTAGTCCGCCGTCCTATCCGCCGCAATCCATGGCGGAAATGGCTCACTATCACCGCCGAAATCATCGGGGGAGTCCTCACGATTGCTCTACTTGTAACACTCACCCTCCTATCCTTAGCACTATGACCACGTACACAGCACTATCCCAGCGTATCCGCGCCGCCGTATCCACTGCCGATCTCAAAGCCTTAGAAAAGCGATGCGATAGGCACTATGAGGCAGGCACTATCACACCGAGCGAGTTTTCTCGCTTGGATGCGCTAATCATGGAACGCATCGCATTACTGAACCAATAACAACAAAACAATACAAATCATGAAAAAAGAAGAAAAAATTCTCGCCTATGAAATTGTAGGACACAAAACCAGATATACCACCTGCAAGAAACAAGCTGAAGGACTAGCAGCTTATCATTGCGGCAACATATCAGAGAAAAAAATACTAGTTCCCTTTTCCTTGCTGGTATCAAAATTTGACGAGGATTATGCAATGCAAGAAAACTAAGCAACACAACACAAGACAAGATGCAAACAATAACAGGAAACACCTACCCCGTAAAAGACTCGCTCAAAGCTTTGGGCGGAAAATGGAACAAACTAGCCAAGGGCTGGGATGTTCCCGACGAGGTAGCAGACGAGGCGCGCGCCTTAGTCTCCGGCGCACCAAACCGGAGTCACAGCCACAGATATGACAAAACCACATTTTACCGCATGAACACCGGAGCGGTGATTTACCGCAACAGATCCGGCATGTGCGAAGATGCGCCATGCTGCGGCTGCTGCGGCACAGATAGCCACTGATGAGATCCAGGCAAAGATCGAAACACCCTGCGGGGTGTATGGCAAATGCCAATTACAACATGATACTATACCAAAAAACAGAAGATCCCCTCGTCATCATCACCGACAGCAAAACGAAAGACGTGCAAACGAAAAAACTCACTGGCATTTATTTTCGGATCATTCCTCCCGCAAATGATCGCGTAAATTTTGTTCTGACCTGCTCAGAAATGCACGTTGACCGATGGGCATCGGCTACAGATTCCGCCATGATCATTTCCGAGAATCTGCGCAAACAACTAATCTCCCTTTTCTCATGCTGATCGACAACAAAATCGCGCTGATCCAATCCGTTGCTGATGTCCTCGGGGTGACTCCCGAGGCTATCGCTGGCAAGCGCAAACGGTTTTCCGAGGCTCTCGCAAGGCAAATCGTCATGACGCTATGGAGTGAGGCTCACTCGCTCCAGGACTCCGCCGAGATTGTAAACCGAACCCATCACACCGCCGCATTTTACGCACGGAAAAAGACTTATGAACGATTGCACTATTGCGAGAAGTCAAAGGAACGAATGCATAAGATACTGCAAAGATATTCAGAAATTATCCTTGAACAAACCACAGAAACCACTAAAAACAACACCTGCGAGGCATGAGCCAAGCAAACACTAAAATACAATGAACCTAGAACACAGCACACCTGAACTATTCACCGCCCTAGCAAAAATGCAGGGAGAAGTAGAAAACGCCACAAAAGGGAGCCTTAACCCTCATTTTAAGAGCAAATACGCCGACCTTGCCGAGGTCCTAAACACCGTGCGCCCCGTATTGGCAGCAAATGGACTATCAGTTATCCAGTCACCATCGTTTGACGGCGCAATCTGTCACGTGACAACCACTATCGCCCACAGCGGTGGAGGGTATATCTTCGGCACTATGTCCTGCGTCCCCGCTAAGATGGACGGTCAGGGCGTAGGAGCAGCAACAACCTATCTTCGACGCTATTCGCTCGCCGCAGTCTGTGGAGTAGCACAGGAGGACGATGATGGGCAATCAGCCGCGCATAATCGACCTTCCGTCTATCCGCTGATCTCCAGTGGAGAAGCTGCCAGAATTCGCGAGAACATCGAAGCCCTCGCCATCGACGAACCAGCATTTTTGAAGCATTATGGAGTTACGGCAGTCGCACAGCTAACCACTGACAAAATCGCCAGCATCGACAAAGCATTTGCAATCAAAGCCAAAGCCAAACCATGAAAAACGCATCTATTGAATACAACTTGGGCAGAGCGTATTATTCACGCTCCGCATCGCCT